GTCACATGAGCGAAGAAGTCATGGAATCGGTTGAAACTGAAGCGACCGCTGAAACTCAGGAAAGCACTCAGGAAAAGTCCTTTTCACAATCTGATGTCGAGCGAATTGTCGAACAGCGACTCCAGCGTGAGCGCAAGAAGTTCGAGAAACAAATCGAAGGCGTAGATTTGACAGAGGCACGCAGACTGCTCCAAGAAAAGGAAGCCGCCGAGATCGAACGCCAAAAGGAAAAAGGCGAGTTTGAGGCGATCCTCAAAAAGACAGTCGAAAAGAAGGACGCGGAAATCCAAAGCTACCGCAATAAGCTGCACTCCACGCTTGTGGAAGGTCAACTTTTAGCCGAAGCAAACCGGAATAATGCCGTGTCTGCCGAACAGGTTTCCTCTCTACTGCGGAACAATCTTCGTCTGGCCGAGGATGGTCATGTGGAGGTTCTTGACGCAAACGGTTCCCCGCGATATAACGACTCCGGTGATCCGTTATCCGTTGGGGAACTGGTATCGGAATTCCTTACGGCAAACCCTCATTTTGTACGCGCCACTCCCGGCGGTACAGGTAGTCAGGGCAAAGCTGGTGGCTCGACACAGAAGCCTGCATCTGTGGCTGATATGCTCGCTAATTGGGATCAGGGTGGCAAAAAAGCCTACGCTGAGTACATGAAAGCGAACAAATAATCCACTCTTGTAACTTTTGAAAGGAGCCAATCATGGCAGCTACTACTACCACTACTCTTGACGACCTGTTTGTCAATATTGTCGCTCAGGCGCGTTTCACCGCAGAAGAACAGTCCCTGATGATGGGTCTGGTCACCATGTATAACATCGGCAATGATGCCGGTAAGACCATTCAGGTTCCGAAGTACCCGGCTGTTTCTGCCGCTGCTTTGACTGAAGGTTCTGACATGAGCAGCACCGCTGTTTCTACCAGCAGCGTTTCCATCACCGTTGCAGAAGTCGGCGCACAGGTTGTCCTGACCGATCTGGCAGCTATGGGTGCTGGCAATCCTGCCGCTGAACTCGGTACTGTTCTGGGTAACTCTATCGCTACCAAGATCGACAAGGACATCATCGCTCTGTTCGATGGCCTGTCTACCTCTTTGGGCGCAACCACTACCGAACTGACCGCAGCTTACCTGTTCCAAGCCGCAGCTACCCTGCGTGCTAACAAGGCTCCGGGCCGCTTGGTTGGTGTTTTCCATCCGTATCAGACCTACGCTCTAAAGGCGAACCTGACCAACACCTTCGCTAACCCGAATGGTGGTGATCTCCAGAACGAAGCAATGCGTAACGGCTATGTCGGCACTATCGCTGGTATCGACATCTACGAATCTGCCAACATTACTGTTGACGGTTCCGGTGATGCCAAGGGCGCAGTATTCGCTCCGGAAGCCTTCGCTATCGCTATGAAGCGTGACTTCAACATCGAAACTCAGCGTGACGCATCTTTGCGTGCATGGGAACTCAACGCTACCGCCGTGTACGGTGTTGGCGAACTGGATGATTCCTACGGCGTAGAAATGTACTTCGACGCTGGCCTGTAAGTTCTGAGGTAATGCCCCCGAAAGGGGGCTAGCCTTATCAGGGCAGACAAAATGGCAGTCGATGTTTCCAAGCTGAAGTGCAACCAGCCGAAACGCACTCCGAGCCATGCGACCAAATCTCATGTGGTCAAAGCCTGTGAAGGCGGCAAGGAGAAGGTGATCCGGTTCGGGCAGCAGGGCGTGAAAGGCTCTCCGCCGAAGAAAGGCGAATCCGAAGCCTATGCAGCCCGCCGCAAGGCATTCAAAGCGCGTCACGCAAAGAACATCGCCAAAGGCAAAATGTCTGCCGCTTATTGGGCTGACAAAGTGAAATGGTGATGCTATGGCTTTCTCGACTGATTCTGACCTGACGGCACTCTTGCCAGATATTCTGACGCTAGGCATTTCGTCTTTTACTGACGAACACGCTCGCGCACAGGCCGATATTGAGCGCGAGATTCGCAATAAATGGTGGGCTAAAACCGGATTTTCCGGCGAACTAAACGCCACCCTCCTAACAGATTCCCAATGGACGCGAGCCGCTTCCTACCTTGTCCTGTGGCGTTATGCTTTGCCGCAGTTGACCAATTGGGTAGAAAACGACCGTTTCCAAAACATGATTGATTTCTACCGCGCACGCTATGACGAGGAAATGGATGCCGTGTTCCGCGATGGCGTGGAATATGACGCGAACAATGACTCGACCGTGACGAATGCTGAAAAGCAGCCCCGCCACTCAGGAAGGCTGTTCCGGTAATGCAGGTCAATATCCAATTTGACTCCAAAGCCGTGGAGCGCGCTCTAGAAAAAGCGGCTGGCGGCATGAAGAAATCAATCGATATTGCATTGCAAAGAACTGCCTTACACGGCAGCAATATCATTACGGATCGAACAGAAAAGGGCGTTGGATATATGGGGAAATTTGCTCCGTATTCTGCCGGCTACGCTAAATTTAGAAAGAAAGAAGGTCGCCAAACTAAGGTCGTAGACTTCAACTTTTCTGGAAAAATGCTTGCCTCAATAAACGGCAAATCCTTTGGAAACCAAACTGCAAAGATTTATTTCATTGACAAAATAAACTCAAAAAAGGGCGCAATGCTGAACATCAAGCGTCCGTGGTTCGGGTTCAATCAAGCCGAAGCCAATAGATTAGGACGCTTCTTTGCCGGACAATTCAAGCTATGAGCATTCGCGAATCCATTGCCTCTGAGATTGTTTCCACATTGCAGGCTATGGCCAGCCCTGTGGCCGCCTCCTATGTCACTAGAGAGCCTTTTGACTTCCAGAAGCTATCTAACGCCCAGTTTCCGGCGATCCTCGTCCAGACAGCCTCCGAGAGCCGCTCAGACGCCACTCTGAGCGACACAAACGCACAGCGGCACGGGAATATTGATTACAGAATTATTGGCTATGTGAAAGCTACGGCTATCGACACAGCCAGAAACGACTTGATCGAAGCGATTGAGGAAGCCCTAGATGTGGATAGATCCCGCGGGGGCTATGCGGTTGACACCCAAGTTCTTACAATAGAAACCGATGAAGGTTCGATAGATCCAATCGGCGGAATCATTGTGACGGTTCGGGTACTCTATCAATTTACTCGCGGCACTACTTAAGGAGATACACATGGCAGTAGTAAGCGGAAAATCCGGTTCTGTCTTTTATGGAACCGATCTGATTGGGGAGCTGAACAGCTTTACCCTGACCATCACTCAAAATACCGAAGAATCTTTTGCATTTGGTGACACTTGGACTGGCAATACGGCGACCAGCAAGACTTGGAGCGTTGAGGCTTCTGGCTACCACGATCCTGACGATACGAATGGTCAGGTTGCGACTGTTACCGACATCCTGACTGGCGATTCGTCTGTTTCTGTCAAACTTCGCACCGAAGGCGACACGACTGGCGATGACGAATATACCGGCACGATCATCCTTCAAGAAGTCAGCATTGAAGCGGCTGCGGATGGCCTGATGGGATTTACCTTCAGCGGTGTTGGTAACGGCGCGCTGACCAGAGGCACGGTGGCCTAATGGCGTTCAAGTCCATTGATCGAAAAGAGGCGATTGTTGTAATCGCTTCGAATGATCCGGCTTTGGATCTTGAGAACTCTGATCTGGTGGCCTATCGTCAGGATTTTGACGAAAGCCATTTGAAGTTCAAGGATGGCGAAGAGCCGACCCGCTTCATTCTTGGCACGATCAGCTATCTCAAGTTCCAGCAGATGAAGGACAAGTTCATTTCCTTCGATGTGGACGCATCGGGAAACCAGCAAATCCGCACCAACATCTTCGGATTGACTGCGGATGCGCTGGCGAACTCGATCCGCAAGATTGAGAATGGCCCTTTCGATGTGAAGCTGGTGGCTGGCAAAGCCTCAGATCAAACAATGGACAAACTGGCCAGCATTGAAGTGGTCGAAGAACTCGGTCAGATTGCGCTGGATATGAATGGCTTTGGAGGCTCTGACGAAAAAAAGTCCTAGGCGCGGTGATGCAGACGAAGCTGAAATTCGACTGCGCAAAATGTTCACCGGCAGACAAGGAAGTCAGGGGATGCTTCACAAAGTCGAAAGCACCAGTCATGGTGCATGGGATCAAGGGCAGCGTGAATCGCTGTCCGGTTATCGATTATTTTGAGGCCAGTCAGTACCTTGAAATCTATCGATATTGGAAAAAGGGGCAGTATCCGAACCGAGGGACATGGGCAGAACAGCCGCATAAACTTGTAAGGATCATGGAGGCACTCGATGGCATTATCAGCGAATCAAATTGAGATCCTGCTAAAGGCTAAAGACACCGCCTCTAGCGTTATCAAGAAAGTTGGTAACGCAATGAAAGCCCTTGCTACGACAGCAAAGAAAGCCGGAACCGCAGTTCTAAATGCTTTCGGCGGGATTGCCAAAAAAATTCTAAATCTAAAAACAGCCTTTGTTGGGCTTGCTGGCGCGGCTGGTCTTGGCTATGCCATCAAACAGACCTATTCCTATATCGACTCGCTCGGAAAAACATCGGCCAAGCTGGGTGTTGCTGTTGAGGATT